ACGATCTCTGCTACGTGGCGTATTGCCAATCTTGAACGCGAAACTGCTGATGGTTTTGTGTACACCGCTCATTACACCGTTGATGCAAAAGACGATGTGTATTCTGCAGGTGCCTATGGCTCTATTGGTTTTGAGCGTCCTGAGAACCTTATTCCGTTCTCTGACCTCAGTGAGGAATTGGTAGTGCAGTGGGTCAAAGAGGCCCTTGGTGAAGAGAAGGTGCTTGAGATTGGTCAAGCTTTGATGGCTCAAATTGAAGAGCAGCGTTCTCCTAGTAAAGCAACTGGAGTGCCGTGGTAAGGAAAACTCTTAACGGTAAACCAGTCAAACTACCACCTAAACCTAAGCAAACCTCTCAAGGCACTAGCAAAAACAGTAAGCCTAAGAAGGGTCAGAAGGCTTATCGAGGTCAGGGGAAGTAAAAGCTGGATGTGAGAGTTCGATATACCAACCGGGCTCTCCAAAAACGCCATTTTCTTTAAATTCTGCTTGCGGCTGGGGGTTTAACTCTTCAGCCGCTTCGTGGTATTTGCGTATTTCTTGATTTAAGTTTGCTGTTGTTTTTGCATCTCTCCATTCGTTAATAATCCAATTGAAAAAGTATTCAATAAGCTGGTAAAAGAACTGTTTTAAGCCCATGCCGTTTAGCTCCGAAAAGCAAATGCGTTATATGTACGCTAAGCATCCTGAGATTGCTAAGCGATGGTCAGCGGAAGCAAAATCTTCTGGAAAGCCTCAAGTACAAAAAGGAGGCAAAATGAGTAAAGGTTACAAAACCAAGTAAGGATTATGCCCATTAAACGCGGCGAACAAACTCGTAGTAATGCGGGTCGCTACGCTCCTGAAGGTCAAGGAGCCACTCAACGAGGAGGTCGTACAAGGACCCCTAGTGGCCGTCAAAGGCCCACTCAGACCGCTCGGCTACCTCGAGCCAATATGCCGGGCACTGTGACCCCTACAGGGGCTGCTAGGAGCCCTCAAGGTGGTTCTGGGTTGAGCATCCTGAGCAACGTGATGAACGTCATGAGTTCTTTGCGTCGCTTTGGTCCTGCAGCGGCTGCTTATGAAGCCAGTAAGCCTCGTCCTACTGCTGATGGCACTTTGAGTGCTGCTAGACAGCGTGGGGATTACAAACCGTCTCAAAACGTCCCTAACCCTCAAGAAGGGATGAGTCGTGCTGAGTCATTTGACGATGCGTTTTCTAAAGCTCGTGGAGCTGGTGAAAAGTCGTTTAATTGGCGTGGTCGTACTTACAACACCAAAATTAAAGGAGAGTGATTATGGCTGACAAGAAGAAAAGTCCTTGTTGGAAGGGCTACGAAATGGTTGGTACCAAAAAGAAAGGTGCTAAAACCGTCCCTAATTGCGTACCTAAAAAATGAAAGAAATTAAAGGTTATAAAACTAAAAGCGACAAACAAGTTGCTCAAAATGATGATGCACGTCATCGTCAAGAAGATATTTTGATTCTCAAAATGATTAGAAGTGGTCAGCTTGGACCGATGACTCCTAAGCTCAAAGAATCAGAACAAACAATCCTTGGTCGTCTTAAAAAGGCTTAAATTATGCCCTCTTTTGAAATCAAACAAGGTCCTAAAAAGCCTTCAGGAAGCGGTCCTACCCTTCCTCAAACTGGTGAAACCAAAACTCTTCCTCAAGGTCATCCCTATCGTCAAGGTTCTATTGACGTAAAACTGGCTTACAGGATGAAGCAAGGATTTGGCGGTAAAGCGTAATGGATCCGTCGTTCCTTCTTTCTTTGTTCTTAGGTGCCTCTAGTGTTGCTGGAGGTGCTTTTGCTTGGTCTCATAAACGCCACAGTGAACTTGACAGGAGGATCGACTCTGTAGAGATGACGATTCACAAAGAATTTGTTAGAAAGGACGAGCTTATGCCGATGATGGACAGAATCGATAAACAGATTCAACACATCGACGAGAAACTCGACCGGATTCTTCTCAATGGCAGACATCTCTCTCCGTGACGTAGCTAAGTACTACAACAACCAAGAACATCAAAACTTTGCTCTTGATTTTCTACAGGATCACATTCCTGAAGGAATCTTGGCAAAGTTTTCTGATTTGTGGAGATCAGGTCCAAAGAACACGTTGCCTAATAACAGCCAAGGTGTTTGTTTAAACGTTCCGTATGAATATCAACTAGATAACGAAAGTGGTACTGGGTGGAGAGAGTGTTTTAGTTCTAGCTGTGCAATGGTTGCTCGCTATTACAAAAAGGTAAAGAACGATGATGAGTACAACCGTATTAGACGACGCTTTGGAGACTCAACTAACGCTCAAGCTCAGCTTGATGCTCTCGAGTACCTTGGACTACGCGCTAAATTCGTTCAGAACGGCACCCCAGAGCTCCTCAGACGCGAGTTAGACGCAAGTAGGCCTGTTGTAGTCGGTTGGCTACACAAAGGCCCTGTAGGGGCTCCTAGCGGTGGCGGACACTACTCTGTTGTTATTGGATACATTCCTGGTGCTTGGATACATCACGACCCTAATGGTGAAGCCGATATGGTCCGTGGAGGCTATACCAATCACAGCGGTGGTAAAGCGGTGGTTTATAGCCAAAAGAATTGGAACAAAAGATGGGAAGTGGAAGGTCCTGGATCTGGTTGGGCTATTTTGATTGAGAACCCTCAGTCCTAATTTTTATGGACTTTACCGATCCTGCAGTACAAGCAGTTCTGTGGTCACTAGCTTTTGTGCTCTCTGAACTTGTTGGTATGTCAAAACTGAAAGAAAACAGCCTCGTACAATTGGGGTTGAAAGCGTTTCGAGTGATTTATGGCAGCTTCTCCAAAAAAGTCTCTAAATAAGACTGAAGGTCTTGCTTCAGAAGACGATCTGTTTTCACTGCACCGTTTGGTTGCTACAAAACTGATTGATCAATTGAATCGTGATGACGTAAAAGCGTCTGACCTTGCTAACGCCATTAAATTCCTTAAAGACCAAGGTATTACTGCCCTTAACGGCGGTGACGTTAGCGCTATTTCTGAAATGATTTCTGCACTGCCAGAAGTCGATATCAAGAAAGTTAGAAGCTATATTGGTGCTTAGGAACTAATACTTCCTATATGTACCAAGCAAAGCCCCCGGTATGGTGAGTCAATCGCCTGCTGGGGGTTTTGTCTATTTAACGCCAGAGGCTGCTATGGCTAATCTCCAAGCCCTTCAGCGACGAGAAGCAGTAAAACAATGGAGACAATCAATTAAAGAAGCGTTTGGGTGTAAATGTGCGTATTGCGGAGTTAAAAGCAGTGACCTAACTCTTGATCACGTTCACCCCAAAACTAAAGGTGGTGAGGATTTGGCAACCAATATCGTTCCAGCTTGTAAGCGTTGTAACCATGAAAAGGGAAGCTTTCATTGGAAAACTTGGTTTCAAGGCACCCCTGATTATTGTGAAGAGCGAGCTACGCAAATCGAGCAATGGATGAATTGCCTCCTATGCCCAATCTCAATCTCTCCATAGAGCAGCAGCTACGGGTAGAGCAAATGAGGCGGGATATCCCAAACGCCAGTAGGGCAGACCTTGAAAAGATGCTCTATGAGTTCATCAAGATGAATTTGATCCTGCAGAATAATCTTTCTCAGGTGTTCAAATGGGCTGCTGGGAGTAAGAGTTAAAATCCGGCAAGTCACAAATAGCACTAAATGGCAAACGCAGGTTTAGACGCAAAAATTCGAGCTGCTGTCGAGTCATACCCAGTTTTTGCTACCTACCTTTGGAAATATCTACGTCTTCCAGAGCCAACACCTGTTCAATTGCAAGTAGCTGATTATTTGCAAAATGGCCCTGATCGTCGAATCATCATGGCGTATCGGGGTTGCGGCAAAAGCTATATGACGGCTGGGTATGCTTTGTGGCGACTGAGAAGAGACCCTAACTGCAAAATCTTGGTGATCTCTGCAGCACAGGATCGAGCTGATGCTTTTTCAGTGTTTTGTCACGACCTCCTTAGAAACTATTGGATGGTCAAAGACTTATTTCCTAGCGATACCCAACGTTTTAGTAAAGTCGCTTTTGACGTTTACGGCGCTATTCCAGATCAAACACCTTCTGTGAGATCCAGTGGTGTGTTTGGTCAAGTGACTGGTAGCCGAGCTGACGTAATCATTGTTGATGACGCTGAAACTCCACAAACTTGTGAAAGTCAGCTAATTCGAGACAAGCTTCGAGAAGTTATTAAGGAATACGACTCCATCCTTAAACCTGGTGGTGAAATTATTTACCTAGGAACCCCTCATACCCAAGACAGTATTTACGCAAAACTTGAAACGTCTGGTTATGAGGTCAGGATCTGGCCTGCTTTGTACCCGACAGGTAAAAAGT